ACCTCGGCGGCAATAGGCGCACGGGCATCGTTAAGTTCCGCAATGGACTTCTGCGACTGTAGTATTTCATTTTGAAGTCTAACACGCTCTTTCTGCTGGGCTCTTCGCAAAGCCACAGCCTTGTCGGCACCTTTTTCATCTGTTGAGCGGCCCAATACCGAGTCCACTCCCTCATCCATCTGTTTAAGTGCCTTACGGTTTGCTTCAATATTGTCCTTCTGGGATTGAATTTTTTCATCATATATCGCAATCTTGCTTTGTACATCTCCCGATACCAGACTTTGATCCGTGTGTGCTTTGGATAAGAAACCAAAGATGCCCATTGATGTGATCACCATGAGCATGAACACTGCTGGCACCAAATAACACTTCATCAGCAGTCTACAACGGTGCCAGTATTCATGCAACCATACTGTGACAGTGACCTTGGCCACTTCCAGGATACCACCCATGATTATGATGGGAATCACTGCTGATGCAAAAATAGCAGTAAGGCCCAGGATACTGTACCAGGCCGCAACCACGCTCAATGAAAGAGCGGTTAATAGTGTAAAATAACTTAGAAACATAGATTTATTTATTGGGTGTTATACGGACTGTGACGGCTAGTTTAACAGCCAACCATGTGGCAATCTTCTCATCAGGCACATCAAACCAAACCCAGAGAGTCTTGCTGTCGTCCCAGATCAGGTTTTCTAATCGACGTCGAACATGATTTTGACCGCGCCAGTGGTTGGCACCAAACACTTGATTGAGTTCACGGATTACCGCATACCAGACTTTGATGTCACGCAGTTCCACTTTAATACGGTGCATGACCAAGGGCGTTGCTCTAAGAGAGTCAAGGGATTCAAACATACTCAACGCAGAGGTTTCAATTTCGACAGACATTGCTATCCTTCTCACTGTTTTTATCTACAAGGCATACTCCCCAGGGTACCAGCCTGGGTTTTGACCTGTTGCCAGGTCTAGCCAGTGTCTCATCCTACGGGATTTATGTTTCTGATGCCACGGCGCACGGCAGGACCGGTTGCAGATCTATTCCTACAGTGCCCATTAAACAACCCACCTCCCTGGTCATGCACAGTGATTATACTGCAACTGTCAGGCTTTGTCAACTTGTTTTTTAGTTAATTCGCACACAAGGAGAAACTGCTCGTAGGCCAGTTTCACAGCAGGATTGGTCATGAGTTTATCTGCTTCCTCTTGCAAGGCCTGGACGCCGGCTTCGGCATGATCTCTGGCACTGCCCATACTCAGTGTGGCCAAGTCATCGCCAAACTCTTTGGCTAACTTTTTCCAGGCCCGTTGTTGTCCAGAAGTAATAGGAGTTCGCTGTGGACGCATTTCGCTGGCCTTGCTAATAGATCGACAGATAGCATCTTCAGCCACACGGCCAGCGGCAATCATTGCGGCGTAGTTGGGTTCGATGTTGTACCGGCGACTTTGGCCTCCTGGGTAGCACATCACAAGGTGTGTGCCCTTGGAGAAACTGTCCAAGTACTCACTATCATACTCACTCACAGGCACATATCTGCGTCCACGTTTTTCGTAGTAGATTTTCTTGGTCATAGATGCACTTCCCAGGCACCTGTTTCTGGATTCCAATGACGAGTGTCGTATATCCGAAAGCTCATGCTACGACCCAACACGGCCAGTTCTACGGTTAGCCCTGCATGACTTTGTCGCCGAGTGTAACTGAATTCAAATCCAATCAGTGTGCGGGTTTGCAGTAGTTCTACTTCCCAGGCCTTGTGGTTGGTGATCAGCCCTGATCTGTTCCACAGATTGTCAAAGGATCGACCCCAAGGATTGCTCAATCCAAAACTAAGATGAATCATGATAACTCCATTGTGGCAATCAGTTGGTCCACAGGCACACTGTTTTGTACGTAGCCTTCTGTGACCATGTTGTAGTAGTGACTGCTGGGAGATTGCTCAAATGATTGGTCCACCATTTGATATACCAAGGCAATGTCGCTACCGCGGTCGGTATGCACCAGCACCGAAAAACGAGTGTAGTGATAGGGATAGCCTTCCAGTGCATCCAAGGCCACTAGGTTGTCTTCTGTGATTTCCCACAGCACACCATAACAATAGTTTTCTACCGCAGGCTCAATGTCTGCAAAATGGCGGAACACCAAAGCATAGCCTTCAATCCATGCTGGACCCAGACAAACAGCACCCGGGCATCGGGCAGCCATTTGATCCAAGTTGGTGTTCATGCCATATGCAAAATATTTCAAACTTTTTCTCCGGCTTCAAAATCTCTAAAACGTAAAAATCTTGGGAATCTTAAACTGTATGATCCGTCTTGGTTTTGCGTGACTGCATCAGCTTGGATCTCAACCAAGTGACCAAGAAGAAGATCCCGGCTGCGCCAATACTCATCCCTGTCGCCATCAGACAAGCCGCTGCCAACATTAACACAGATATGTCTTCCATTGTCATCTCCTTCACAGATTATAGCACCCAACCGGCCCAGATTGCGACCAGTACCTTGTTCGAAACCCACAATGTTCAAGTCAACTGTGATTGTGGGTTTCCATTTCATCCACGAGTCAGTGCGTTTGCACAGGTACGGGGCATCCATGCTCTTGATCATGATGCCTTCAAAGCCACCTTCCACAGCGGCTTCAGCATAGCGTTGCATGATGTCATGCCCTTCGGCTGTGTCCAAGTCCACATCCAGTCCATTCATGATCTGCAAAGGACCATGTTCGGGCAATCGAGCACGAGCACGTTCCAAACTCTCAATTCGTTTGTGTTGTTGTGCGTTGAAGTGACCTTCTTGGAAACTGGCCAATGGCAACATGTCAAAGATATGATACGTCATGCCTGTGGTCACTGCGTTGCTTTTGCGATGTGCTTGCTTCATCAGCTTCTGAAAACTCTCGCCCACAATCTCACCATCCAGCACTACACGTTGATGCACTCTGTGACCACTACCGTCGCCCAGCATGAACTTGGTGCTGTGTTGTTGAATAGCCTCTTCAATTTCGGGAAAGTTTTCAAACACCTTGCCATTGCGGCTGTACAAGGTAACCGAGCCATCGTCAATCACTGCCAGCACACGCACACCGTCCAGTTTGCACTCCAAGCGTTTGATGCCTTTCAACTTCTTGGGCTGGTCTGTTGAATCTTGTGCTAACTGGCAAGTGAACACCGGAATACGCCACTCAGTCTTGCCCAGAACTTTGTTCAAGGTCTTTTCACTGATGCCGCACCGCAGGTCTTTGATTATGACACGCCTACAAAGATTGTTCCATTCCAAACTGTCAAAGCGTTTCATTGTTTCCAGGATAGCATCTCTAGCACGATGCCCTGAGAATGATCGTGTGCGCAGGCCTTCCAACAAGCCCCAGAACACAGGCCAGGGATTTTCCGCATGCTCAATGCCCTCGCTCTCAGGCACCTGCTTGACATGGAATGTATAGTAGGGATTGTAGGCTTGGTAGCAGTTGAACAAAAAACACTGTGCGTTGGCACTGCCCAGTTTTGCTGCCATTAGTGCTTTTTCAATCACTCGTTCTTTGTGCAAGCGACTGTCGGAACTTTCAAGGTCTCTTATCCAATCGGCTGCCACAGTGATACCGTTGAATTGTTTGTGTGTGAAGTCAATGCCATTCATATATTTACATGCCTTTGAGTTGTTGCATCATGTTTATATTATAACATTTTAAGAATTATTGGTCAATGAGTTTTCTACATGCTTCCAGTTCGGGAATGTAGTCCCTTAACCGTACATTTCGGGCGCGATCAAGTTGATCATTGTAGTCAAAGAATGCTCGAAGATCTTGTAAATTACATTCTGGATCAGTTGAATAATAATTCAGCAAAGAATCAATTGAAGTACGATTGCTTTTTCCATCTATATAATAAGTTTTTGTTTGTTGACAACGAGTCATTGACTCCACAACCAATTTGGAGTTAGGATGGTTGTATGCTGATTGCATACCAACGTGATTAATTTGTAAGTAAATTCCTGCATGTGGAAATTCTTGATCAAGAAATTCATATAATAAATGCAAATTAGTGACATTGTATATTCCAGGAACACAATTAATTGAAATTGTGTGTCCTTGATCTTTTAAAATATGTGCGTTCTCTATCACAGTATTCCAACTAGATCCCCATCTCCAGTAATCGTTTATTTTTCCATATCCATCCAGACTAACTGAAAAATTCATATTGGTAAAATGGTTGGATAGTTTTAAGAACTTAGAACTCAATTTGGCAGCATTTGTTCCAAGAGTAAAATCAAAATCAGTTTGTTTTAGAGAAATACATTGCTCCATAAACGACAAAACTTCTGACATCACTGTGGGCTCGCCGCCAGTGAGGTACACTCGTGTAGTCGGAGTCAATTTATCTATGTCCACATGAGCCAAACTTGAATATTTGAAAGTTTGCATGTCAGCGTTGGGGTATTCAATTTTGAATTTTTTGTATTCTTGATCTATTAAATGACTATGCTCCGGTTTGCATGAACGACACATCAAATTACACTTGTTACTCAGGCGTATTTCATAATAATAAGGACGGTCAATTTTGTGAAGATCTTCTATGCTAGAGATATTTAATTTGGATAGCCACTCTTTGGTTTCAAATTGTCGATAACTTTCAATGCCTTTTCTTTCATAATTGTAGCAGTACTCACAATGGTCAGGCAACATTTTTCCAGCCAACATGTCCTGTCTAATTTTTGTATAGTTGGAATCTGTTTTCCAGTCCTTTAATTCTTTAATTGTTGTGACTTTTTTTAGAGATCTGGCACAAACATTAAGGTGCCCTTGTTCTTCTATTAAGTTTATCCAAGGGTAGATGCAAAAACTTTTATTGTCCTCGAGCATCTGAGAAAATGTCAGATATTGTTTGATGTTGTCATTGTGTTGATAAACTGTATCATACCCTAGTTGTTCTAACTCTAACATAATTTTGTAAGTAGACAACATGGGTTTCCAATGACTCCATTGGGAGGCTGGTTGATCAAAAAATATTATTTGATTAAAACATTTTGCTAGTTCGACTATGTTGCCAAAAGGTAAATCTAATATAGTGGTATGATAATAACCGTGATGTATGGGCACCAAAGTAGAATCTGTTATCAACCCATGATTGACCGTGTTGTTTTCCTTTGCCAATCTAGTAGTACGATGATCTGTGTCTTCGTCGTTGTTACCCAAGCATAAAATCTTTTTATCAAACATTGGGTACTTATTGGCACTTACCACGAACTATTGTAAAACACTTTGAGTCCCAAGAACATTTCTGCACGGGCTTCCTGGATAAACTTCAAATCGCTGGGCTTGTAGTAATCATCAGCACCGTCCCCAAAGAAGAAACCAGACGTTGCGGGCAGTTGATCGTTTTGTACTGCATACTCCAAGTTGTCCAGGTCCTCATACGTGAGTTCAAGTTCAACACCGTTGAAGTTGTCTGTTTCTCGTAGTTCATTGCCTTCACGTTGAAGCCACAGTTGTGCCATCCAGCCATGCAGGTTAGGATGCTTGCGCCAGTAGGCCAGTTCACGTGGGCGGTTGACATTGGGGTTGCGATGTTCTTTATGATCTGGATCCCACTCTGACCCTTCGTAAAATTCTGCTTGCTGGCCTGCCTTTGCGGCCACGTATGCGTACATGTCTAGTCCCATATTACCCCCAAATACTTTGAACAATGGCTTGCACAAACACCGCCATACTCACAAAGAATATTGCGGGTTGAAGAACAATGAACCATAAAAATTGTAAAATAAAATCTGGATTTAAATATTGTTTCATTGTTTGTCTCTGTCAATCAAGTGGAACATTTTTCATTGGCTCGGTGCCCATCCAGTGTGCCTGCGTGACACACACGCCTCGGTACTGTACACCCATTGGGTGCTCGCCTTTTTTGGGCAGTGTTTTGATTGCTCGTTCGCATGCAGTTTTGGTGGGCATGGTCACAGGCACTTTGTCCATGAAGTTACCACCAGGGCTGATAAAGGCCACAAGTAAGATCCATTCATTCATTATGCGGCCTCCAACATGTTGGCTGGCACCTTCCACAGCGTCACACCGTCTTTGACTGTGACATACTTGATGGCAACCTTTGTGACTGTGCCAGTTACTGTGACACCACGTTTGATGCTGTGAAACTTTACTGTGTCACCTTTGGTGAATGAGCGGATCTTTACCGCACGAAGCTGGGCACGAGCATACTGTACCGCATCATTGATGCTGTTGAGTTGTTCGTTTGTAAAATTGCTGAACATGATAGAAGTGTTGACTTCTTGAATTGTTGCGTATGTCATTTCGGGCTCCTTTTGTTACAATATGTCCATATTATAGCATTTTGGCAATTATTGGTCAACCACCAAAACTGTAATACTCAAGTATTACATGGCCCAGAATGATTCTGAGCTGGGTGAACAGAAGTGCGGTGTGTTGACATCTTCCTCAAACTTCTCACCTGTCATGATGTTGACACGTTCAACCATGCGTGGTTTGTAGTACTTGGTGGCAATGATGCTGAGTTGGTCCACACTCCACCCTGCTTTGCGGCACAGGCGTGTTCGGGTGGCACGTGCGGCGCCGAAAGTTTTGTACGCACGGGTTTTCATGGGACCATCTGTCACAATAAGTCCAGTACCTTTTGAAACAATGTAATACATCTTGGCTCCTTTTTGCTACTCTATGTCTATATTATAGCAAAATGGCGATTTTTGGTCAACCACCAAAAAGTACTACTTGAGTATTACACCAATGCCCGTGCTTGTGCAGGGGTATATTCACTGTCGCTCAGCGTGGCCTGTGGTGGTACCGCATTGGGCAGTTGTGGAACATCGTTGTCCGCTTTGAGTCCAACAGCATTGATGCCTGCGGTGTTGCGTCCTTCACGTAGCGCACCCACCATAGCCTGACCTGATTGGTTGGCTGTGTTGGCAATAGCTTCCAAAAATTCAGCAGCCATACCTGTTTGTGTTTCTTGCCCGTAACCGGCCAAGGCAGGAATAAAAGCAGTGATGGGCAACTGAGCACCGGCTGTGAGTGTGGCATAGTTGATACTTGCTTGTGTTTGAAATGCAGCCTCGTTGGCACTGTGCTGGGTCATTGCTGTCCAGGCAGTGTTCAATGTTGTGGTTGCAGTGCCCATGGCAGTGATGGCTGTGCCGATCTCAGCGTCAGCGGCTGTGATCAATACCACCAACGCCGCATCATAAGATGCATATGGATTTCCTGTGTTGTAAGGTGCCGGAAGAGCGATTGCACCCGGCAACCCATACACATCTGTGATGAGATTTACCATGTAAGAATACACAGTATCGAGTGTGGTTAGTGTACCGGCGGTGAGTTGCGCTGAGATGGTCGAAGTTACAGAGGTCAAATAATTGTTGTAAGGAATACCGGCTGCTGATCCAAAAAAATCTGTGGTCAGGTATGTGCCATTGGGTCCTGATCCTTTGGCCAAATTGGTTTGATAATATGTGGCCACTGCGGCAGGCACAGGAGTTGTGGTGTTGGCCACCAAGGGCAGACCTTTTAGTGTGCCTAGTTTTTGTGAATATGCTGCCGTTTCGGCTGCTGTTTGTGCCAGTGTGGTCATTGTAGTATTGCCGCCAGTTGTTGTGTGGTTGTGCCTGTGATGCCTTTGATCTGTTGGAACGCAATTTGCAATGCACGATTTGCCGCAGCATTGGCTTGCGGAATAATTTTGGCCAACTCATCACACCCTGTGGGACTAACAGCCCCTGAATTTAAAATAGGTACTATAACAGAATTCACTGCACCAGTTTCGTCGTATATCAACACAGGACCATTGGGTGTGGGCAATGTTAGACTGCTAAAACTTGTGGGAAACAGTTTTATAGGATTCAACAGGTCTGCCATGGTTTCAATACCAGGTGTGGTACAGTCTAGTATGTCTAACACATCTTGTAAGCAGTTACTAGTAGAGGCAGTGTTATCATCTTGCACCACACCTGCATTCCTTATTCTAGTAAGCACATTACCAAGACTGCCGGTGATTTTGGTAGTACGAGTGATTGTAGTAAATGCAGGATATGCACGTTTTTGTAAAGTATCAAATTGATTTTGTGTAAGTCCATTCTGGTTGTACAGGCTTTGCACATTGTCATTCACAAGATCTGAAATATCTTGGTCAGTCAATCCTTCAGATTTTAATGCGGCAGTTACACAAGGAGTGGACCCATTCAACATGTTGCCACATTCAGCTAAATTTTGCAACAATCCAGCAGGGGTGCCAATACGTTCTAATCGAGTGAACTTGATTGCACAACCAATGTTGGCAAGATCTGCACCAAATGCCGGAAATGCCAAATTGACTTGTGCTATGTCACCTGTGATCAAATTGTTCATGTTGGTGAATGTGGGACCAAGATAATCATCGCTGTTGGCATTGACTGCACTGTTGATAATATTGTTTGTGAGACTGATGTATCCTTGTGCGGCACCAAATGCCTGAGCAAACTTGCCAAAGTCTCCACCGCCCAAATAAGTGCTGGCTGATGTAGAAATAGTTGTGGCATAACCAGCGTTGCCCACATTCCAGGAAACATTGCTGGGTACACTGTCTCCCAGAGCAGGGCAGTAATTGCCTGCAACATTGGCACCTAATGTTTTGAGATTGGTTATTGTGCCTGCACTGATACCAAGACTGACATTGCTTGTGGCTTGGCTGATAGTGTATAACAAGTTGGCTATGGGTGCCAATGCATTGTAACTGGCAACACTGCTGGCCAATTGGGTATTGGCTGTGATGGCATTGCCTGCGTAAAATCCCACACCTGCTGTGAGTTGTAGTGGTGTTGCTGTTGACTCTGCCATTATGCTGCTCTCACTGTGCTGGAACCTGCCACACGACTGTGACCACAAGTATCACTGTCGCCATCACGTATGACTGGATTTCCACCAGCACGTACTGTGCCCGACCCTCCTGCGGTCACTGCTGAACAGTGTATGCCACAACCAGGTTGCCCACAACAAGGATGTGGTGTTACTGAAATACCAGGTATAACAATAGGACGACCGTTCACACGCACAGAAGCCACACCTGATGTGTTTACACCCCCTGCCCCATTAGGATCACCCTGTCGTTGTACTGCTGGCATACGGTTCCTTGTTCAAATAAGATTGAATTCTGTTGAAATATTCTGTGGCAATCATGTTGTGAATTGTATCATCGTGTATGTGATATGTAGGTTCACTCATAAAATCACACCTTGGTAGATACCAAAAGTTTATGTTTGTTTGGTAAGGCTCTAGTTCTGCTGATATCATTTTTGCGCAGTCTTTATTTAGGCGTAGAATTTTTTCTTCAACTAGCCCGCCTAGACTAAAAACCAATCCAACACCTTTGGCAATTATTTTGTAAAACTTACCTTCAAGCAATGCAAAATCTCGATTCCAATGTATATTGATATCAAATTCTAGTTCAAAGAACTGTTTTGAATATTCATATATTTCGTCAGAAAATCTTGGCTCCAATTGTGTATTTTTTTCTAGTCTAGATTTTTTTTCAAAATATAAGGACACAGGGCCCATTGTTTCATACAGCGGTTTTTCAGCAAAATATTCTGGCAGATATGAGCGACCCACGTGATCTAATAATTCACTTCCAAGAAACATTCCATTAACCATGGTATCATGCAAAAACGGCTCGTGCAGCATGGCATGATAACTTTCATCAATTATACCTTTATGTTTCCAAAAATACTTGCTGACTCTGCGGCATCCTCGGGTAGGCATCAGAGTTTTGAATATTTCTGTGCAATTAATAATGATAAAAATAGTAGCTGGATCGGCCAGTGCTTTTTCAATCTGCAAAGAGATTGCAAAATTGGTACATGACGGTATGGCAACATTATGAATTTTGGCGCCTGGTAAAATACGAGCCACTTGTTGTTTTAATTTAGCCGACCAATGAGACCTGGCGTTAGGATCTGGTGAAACGTAACTAAAACTATCACCACAGATATACACAGCATTTTTTTGCTGTGACTCTGTTGTTGACAGTTTTCTTTTCTTCACTAATTATCCCATTAAGATTTTACTGCGCACAGGCTTGATACCTGTTGTGGCTTCCAAATAACTGTCCCCAACGTCTTCACGCACAGGAGCAATCATGGCCACGCTAGATATATTTACCGTGACTTCTTGCTCGGGATCTGCAGTGAACAAACTATTCATCAACTGTATACCTTGCTGGCCGGGCACCACTGCCACGGGCTTGCTCAGTGTGTAAGTACTGCTGTCAAATGCTGTGACCTTGGCCACAATCTCTTCACCATAGCCCATGCGCATGGTGTATGTTTTTCCTATTTCAACGCTCATTCTAGTTCCTTTTTAACTATTGCCAACTGATAATTTACCAAGCCCAACTTGAGCCTGTGATAAAACATGTTTACAAATGCATCGATGCTTTGTTTGCAACGACCCAAATAGTGCTGATCATCTTCCCACAAGTAGTCATCAAACAGCATGACACCACCGGGACGCAACAATCCAAAACACATCACGGCATCTGCTAGAGCATCATCTGCATTGTGACTGCCATCCACGTAGATGAAATCATATTGTCTTTTGTCCACAATCAGTTGTGCCAGTGCAGAGAAACTCATGTTGGCATGTACTTCAAGTGTTTGTCCTGACTTTTTGACTTCGGCTGTGTTGGCACGGAAGCGTTGTTCAATACTGCGATCTTCGGGTATTGAATCACCACTGAAAGCTGTGACCGGACGATCAGCAAATGGATCAACGCAAGTGATTGTGCCTGTGTCACTCAGCATGTTTTCCAACATCCAGCAAGTGCTGCGGCCTTCATGGCTGCCTATTTCTAGTATGCTATCAACTGTTTTTTGTTTTTGTAAGTAGTTGGTGATGTAATCAAAGTTGACCAGTGCATTGCTGAACCAGTCAGATGTGAATTGTGGCATTACATCAACCTTTGGCGCAGTTCGTTAAATCCGCCCACATACTCATCATCCAAAAAGATCTGGGGTACTGATCTGGCAGTTGGTACTGCTTCTAATAATTGCTCACGAGTCCAGTCTTGACTGATATTGCGTACTTCGTAGTCAATGCCTTTCATTTCCAATAAACCTTTGGCTTGTTCGCAGAAGGCGCATTGGTCTTTTGACCATACTATGGCTTTCATGTTGTTTTCCTTTTGGGCTCTACTTTAATAATGCATGGTGAATCAATACGATCCGACATGGCTTTGACACCGTCTGCCCAGGCATGCATCTTAACTGACAACCAGTCTAAAAATTGCACTCTCAGGCAGCGATTCTTTTCTTCAATCCGTTCAAACTTTTGCATCACGTTGCGAATGTTCTGAAAGTCTTCAGAATCTCTTATTGGAGTATTGGGTTTGTACATATTTTTCCTTTTATAAATTTGGTAATTCGTCGTAGTCCAGTTGATCACTCATGACGCCGATAACATAGTTAGTTGATTCATTCTCTTGCAGTGCAGTTTGTTTCTTCGACGTGTCCACATGCTTCATGAACCAAGGGATAGGTGTGCTTCTAGGTGCAGGTTCCTGATATTTGACGCCAATTTCTTTGAGTGCGCCCACTGCTGTGTAGTCCACAAAGTCTTTGAGAATGTTGGCGTTGAGTCCAATCACAGGACCTTTCTGGAACAAGTAATCGGCCCAGGCCTTTTCCTCACGGATCACATCTAGGTACAACTGATACACTTCGGCTTCGCATTCTGCCTTGGCTTGTGCAAAACGTGGATCTTCTTTCACAACCTGGTTGATGATCCAAGCAGTCCAGTCCTTGTGCAGGATTTCGTCTTGCAGGATCAGGCTGATGATGTTGCCGTTGCCAATAAAGATACGGTTCTCAACCATGGCCAAACTTGTGGCAAAACTTACCATGAAGCGGAATGCTTCCAGTGCGTATGACGCATTCAGTGCCAACCAAATTGCTCGGATATGGTCTTGTTCGCGAACCATACCTGTCATTTCACTGCTGAGTTCTTTATGGCAATTTATTCTGTGTAGTTCGTCGTAATATCGGCCAACACTTGACGCCATGTCCACAATCTCTTTGGTGTCATGAATGGTGTTGAACACATCCTTGGGCACGTTGTAGATGTTGCGAATGATATGACTGTAGCTACGACTGTGAATGTTGGTTTCAAAGAAACTCCAGTTGTACATCAGTGCTTCCAGTTCAGGAATGCCCACCACAGGAGTAAACACCTGTGCTGGTCCGCGCCCTTGTAAACTGTCAAGGGCTGTTTGACGCAACAGGTTGGATGTAAAGATATGTTTCACAGTGTCACTTGATTCTTTGAAGTCGTTGGCATCTTTGGTCAAGGATACTTCTTCAGGAATCCAAAAAAAGCCACGTGCCTCTTGTTCAAACTTCACAAGTTTATTGTACTTGACTTCTTCAAAGCGTTGGATAGTAACTGGACCTGCTGGATCAAGAAACATCTTGCGATGTAAGTAATCTGTTTTGGTGGCTAGGTTGTATTGTGCTTGGCTCATTTTAGTTCCTCTATTTTGTATGAGATTTTTCCTGTGCGGAGATCATGTTCCACTATTACTCGGCTGTTGGGAGAGTTTATCACAGCAGGATTTGCTGGTAGTTTCCAATGTCCAGTATCCAAGTAAAGACGATCGCTGCCGTGTTGCATGCCTGCTCTGGGCACAATCAACACTGGCTGTTTGGCTGTGTCAACTTGCAGTTGACGAATAGGTTGGTCCACAAAAGGGGCGTTGGCATCGAGCACATATCGACCAGTATAGGTGTTGTTGGTAGCCCAGTCTATATAGATTGACATGGGTGTTAGTTCTGTCACACCCTCAGGCAGGCCCACTTTTGATTTGATGGGTTTGTTGTATTTTTTTGACAGCAACAAGTTGACGTATGCTACAAAACGAGGATCAATGTCCACTCCAGGAGAGAAATGATTTTCTTCATGTGCTTGAATCAAACTGCCGGCAATGTCTGTGGATATTGGTATAGCGTATATTTCTAAAAAATACTGTCCGGGCAAAAATTGCCGGCCTAGTTGTCTGGGCAAACTGTTGTAGAGCCCTTCGCCCCAGATGTTGTCATCCACAGTTTCGGTAAACACTACTGTTTGTTCATGTTCGCAGGTATGATCATAGCGTTGATTGATCAACGTGATGCGATCTTGCAGTTTGAGTATGTTAATTACCTTACACCCTAGTTGATAACGATCAGGATCTGACTCATAGGCCACAATGCTACAAGCGCCATGCTTCAAAGCCAGCATGCTCAACAATCCAGTGCCAAATCCAATCTCCACACAATCATGATCACGAACTTCGGTTAATATTTGATCATAGAACTGATTACGGGCAACATCATTTAGCATGGAGAGGTATACCCCATCGTGATTTTCAAAATCAACGCGATCTAAGAAGTCCATGATTACAGTTTACAAGATTCGCAGTCTTCTACATCATCAAAGTTGATCACTTCCAATGGTGCTTCTTCTTTGGCTGCTTTGGCGCCTTGCTTGTTGATCAGGCTGTAGTAGAATGTCTTGATGCCCCAGTGATGTGCTTGCATCAAGTTCTTGGCAATCAGCGTTGTGGGCACTTTGCGATCTGCAAAGTGTGCAGGATTGTAGAATGTGTTGGTTGATATCGACTGATCAATGTATGCTGCCAACACCGCGGCTGTTTTCAAATAGCCAACACAATCCTTCTGCGCCCACATCAACTGATATTTGTTTTTTAGTTTATGGTACTCAGGTACAACTTGTGTAAGACTGCCTGCTTTTGATTCTTTGACACTGATCAAACTCATGGGCATTTCAATGCCATTGGTTGAGTTGATAACAACACTACTTGATTCAACAGTTGCCACTGCCATCAGTGTGGCATTACGCACACCATATGCTCGCATGTTGCCACGCAGGGTATTCCAGTCCAAGGCAGGATCAGGTGTAAAATCTGTGAGTTCATTCACGCCTTTGGCTCTGCGTTCCCAAGGAAAGATGCCTTGTCCATAGCGTGTTTTGTCCGAGTCTTGGCAACGACCACGTTCTTTGGCCAGTTCCACTGTGGCTTCAGTCAAGTAGTAGGCTTGATGTTCCATCCACGTCTTGACTTCAGACAGGGCATCCTTCTCACCGTACTCCAAGCCACGTTTGGCGTGCCAGTAAGCAAGATTTGTAATGCCAATACCTAGTGGCTGGATCTCATCGTTGGATAACTGACTTTGTATTGATAAGAAATCTTGGTAGTCCAAGATGTTGCAAAGGCTGCGTTGCAGTACACGACAGGCTCTGCGCATGTCTTCAGGATGACGGAATGCACCCCAGTTGATTGACCCCAGCGTACACAGTGCAATACGTCCTTCAACATCATCCAGTCGCTTGAATGGTTTTGTGGGCAACAAGATTTCACAGCACAAGTTGCTTTGATAGATAGTATGATACTCAGGATCAAATGGTCCTTGGTCCATGACATTGTCAATGAACACTAGATAGATACGTCCAGTATCGGTTCGTTCCTTGAGAATACCACTTTTGAAAACTTCCTCCGCAGCCATCGTTTTCTTACGGAGGCTGCTGTCTTTTTCGTATTTTACGTATAGTGTTTCGAAAAGGGCAGTGTCTTTATAGAAGGCTTCATAAAGGTCAGGCACTTGGTTGGGATCAAAGAATGTAATGTTTTCTTTGTTCTTGAAACGTCTCCAAAAGAACGCACTCAGCACCACACCATAGTCCATGTGTCGCACACGAGTCTCTTCCGTGCCTTGGTTGTTTTTAAGCACGATTAGATCGTCAAACTGTAGATGCCATATGGGATAGAACACCGTGGCCGACGCATTGCGAATACCACCTTGTGAGCATGAACGCAGGTCGCCAAACCATTTCTTAAGGAAAGGAATCATACCTGTGTGCATGATTTCGCCACCGCGAATGGGTGAACCTAGTGGACGTAGACGACCAATCTCCAGGCCAATGCCAGCACGTTTGCTGGCATACTTGGCCATCATCTCACCGCTGGCAAATATGCTATCGAGATCATCGTCTGATCTAATAAGAACACAACTGCTAAACTGCTTAGTAGGAGTACCAAGGCCAGCCAACACAGGTGTGGCCAGAGTGAAGAGCCCGTCGCTGGCTGCTGTGTAATATTCTTTGATATAACGCATCCTAGCTGTGTTAGGTTCTTCTTTATGGAATACAGTGGCAGCAGCCACCATGTATCTAACTTGCGGAGTTTCATATGTTTGTCCTGTGCTACGATTCTTTACTAGGTATTTTTCAATCAACTGCTCTACTGCGGCATAACTGTATGATTCGTCCTTGGCATGATCAATCATGTCATGCATACGGTTCCAGTCGTCCTCTGAGTACCACTCCAGCAGTTCGGGAGTGTACAGGCCAGTGGCCACGTTGGTCTTCACAATGTCATACAAGTGGGGAGGATCGTATGATCCGTATACGTCTTTGCGTAGCATGCTTAGACGTTGCTTGCCTGCCACGTACTGATAGTTGGTATGCCCAACATCAGGGTTTGATTCTACGTCGATCAAGTCCACAATAGCACGTAAGGTAATACCGTCAATTTCCTTAGTGGTAATGCCATCATAAAAATGCAACTGTGCTTTGATCTCCACCATGCTCTGGCTAACATCTGCTATGCCTGCGCATACTTTGGCAATTTGGGTTTGCCATTTTTCCAAGGCGAGTGGTTCTCTACGCCCACTGCGCTTTACAACTGTAATGCTTTTCATCTTATCCTAACGAATTTTTTGTTTTATTTGTTCTTGACTGACTTGCCGCCGTGGTTTTGACTTTCCCAGACTGATATTTACGACTTGATCAGGATCCCAATTCAGTATATATTTCTCTTGAGCCACCAGGACTAAATTGTCGCTTTGATACTCGATCATCTGAGCATCTTGCATGTCTTCACGGTCTAGCATGCTAATAGTATACATGATTCCCAGGCCTCTTGCAACCGGACAATACTGGTTGTCACTCAATAACTGCCAAGGATCGGGCCAATCTGCTTGGTCGTCCCAGTGTAAATGGTAGGCAGTCCAAGGAGTTTGGAACCACCATTGATTGATTTTAATCAAAGCAGGCTCTGGGCTCAGTTGCCGACATTGCTGTCTCAACTGTGCCCAACTCTCCAGCCGCTCACTGAAGTCTCTAGGCCACATTGTTTTTAATAGCTACGACCCAGGTGTGTTAAACTGTAGTAAATTACACCAGCAGCCCTGGAAGCACTAGAACTGTATTTTACTGTGATTGTAGTGCCAACATCTGTTACTTGTAGCACAATGTCAGTGTCTGAGTTTTGCACATAATCATCAACGTAGCTCAACCCATCTCCGGCTGAATCATCAGCATCATTTACCACTGTGAGTGTTCCTGTTCTTGCTGACGTTTCTACGGTGATAGTATAGTCCATTTTGAATGCTTTGATCTGTGCAGTACTCAACGTAAACAATGTAGCAGCACTAGCACCTGCACTCAACGCAGCCTGTGTACCAGTTTCTCTTACAAAACTTCCCATTTGAATTTGTGCAGCACTGTCGACACCAATGCTGGCTGGGATAGTTTGTGTGACAGCGTTAAAGATTTTAATTCTAGGATAGGTGCCGCTGTATGTTGTGGTGCGCTGAAACATATCGCCAACACTGATGTTGTTGATAGCATCAATTGCAATCACTGCTGCGGCAGGACTAGCAATACCATTGAAGTGATTGGCTACGTCATAAAAAATATTGTATCCTGAAGCATTTAAACTTACATTATTGATTAGAATACCTTCTGAATAAATGTCATCAAAAATATTATGCATCATTTTTACACCAGTGGCGCCACCGTTCACTGGACTGGCACCACCTAGAATTACTCCTTGGTACAAGGTGTCTAACTGACTGTTGCTGATCACAGCACCATTGATTTGTTGTGCAGTGTTGATGCAATAGGTAAATCCTGAAAATCTACAGTTGTCAAAGTTTACGTGTTGGCAAGGCAAACTTGCAGTACTGGACCAATCAATGGCCACAGTGTTGTCTACTGCGGTAGTAAGATCTGCGGTCAGTAATGGACCAATAATATCAACGCTGTTAAAAAAACAATGTTGTGCATTTTCAATCAACAGTGCATCGTGCTGTTGGTCTGTCACAATAGCCATGGCCGACACTTCGATATTTTTAGGAGGTGTTGCTCCATTGGTGGCAATGTTTACACCTGTTTGTTGTAAACTGTCAGCAGTTTGAACCACATAACTGGGCAACGATTCTGCTGCCCAATACAAAGCGTTGGAAATCACAATGCCTGTGGCCGGAACAGGGGCAATAGCTCGATAGTATGTAGTGGTTGGAACATAATATACCAAAACATTTTCAGCGTAAGCCGTGTTAGCTGCCCAATTTTGCACTGAAAAACTGATAATAGAGCCTTCGGCACCTTCTCCATACAACTTGGCATAGGTAGGAATTTTAATGGTGTCTGTAACAATGTATGTACCAGCAGGAAAAAATAAACTTCTACGAATCTGCGTGTTGTTCTGTACACAATACAATTGATACAATGCACGATTAATAGCATCAGTGTCGTCCGTAGAGCCATCACCTACCGCACCAAAGTCTGTGACTACTGCATAACTGTCCAATCTGCTTTGAACACTTTGAGACACTGGACTACCTGTAGTAGCGCCAGTTTGCACTGCATATCCAGCAGCTTCACCTTTGTAGGTGTACTGGCCAGCAAAGCTCAAGATGTCTGAAAATTCAGTTAAAATCTCAGTGTTGCCAACAACTGGTGCGCCGTCTTCTAATGCACCGTTGCCAATGAACAGTCTGCGATCGTCAACTGCCCATCCTAGTTCAGCACCTGCCAGGGGTTGAGGTAAGTCTTCTTGTAGGCCCTTGCGAGCAGTAATTCGTGATATTTGTACAATTGCCACAGTGTGATTCCTTGAGGTATCACATATTTAGCAAGTAATACTGTTCGACCTTTTTCCACCATAGGTCACGATATTTTTCAAATTCTCGGCCTTCTAACACAAATTCCTGATATTCCGGCTGAGAGACCATGTTCATTTGCTCGTCCAATGCAGGTTTAACACACATCAAAACTACGCCTTTTTTGATTTTGGTGCCGTAGAGTTCATTGTGTGCTTCTGCATAGGCACAGAGTTGCACAAAATAGTCATCGATCCACTCACGCCGTTTGGGTTTGTTGGTTTGTTTGTAGTCTAGTATGGCTTCTTCGTTCAAGTGTATGCCTGCGCCATCTGTGGTACCAGCGTAGACCTTGGGGAAATACAACGGAACTTCGATACCCCAAAACTCTGACACATTCTTCAACCCATGCTCCACCACAGTGTGTGCCATAGCATGGCTGGCCCATGAAAAAGGATTTGTACCACGATCTTTGATGTTACCTTCTTTCACATACTGCTCAAGGTATGTGTGCATGCGGGTGCCACGATTGGCTGCTTCAGTTGTGATGGCTTGAGCTTGTTCTGCGCCTACCCTGGCTCGCCAGTTCTGCAAGGCCTTCTTGCTTTCTTCACTTTTGGTTTTGTCAAGGATTGTGGTCACACTAGGTAGTTTGTTGCCATCGGGTGTGGCATAATATCGTCGGCCTTCGATGGTCACACGAGGCACTGGTTGATAATCAAATCTGGGATTTAACAAATTAAACTCTAAAACTTTCTCCGCATCCACAGCGGTCACGTTCATTGGGATTGGTGAATTCAAAGCCTTCATTGAGGCCTTGGCGTACATAATCTACCTGTGTGCCTTTAAGGTATACATCATGTTTTTTGTCAACCAACACGCAAAAATTGTTCTGAGCATAATTTATGGTGGCAGCATCAGGTTCATACTCTTTGACATATTCTAACACATAAGCAAGCCCTGAGCAACCAGTAGTTTTCACGCCCAAACGTATACCAGCATAGCCCTTGGTTTGCACCAATTTTTGTATTTTAGATTGCGCTTGTTCAGTTATGGTTATCATAATAATATTTAATCAATATCAGAATGAATTTCGTTCATCATTTTTTGAAATTCAGTTTTGGCGGCCAACCTTAAAAATTCACGTTGTTCTTTTACTGAAAGAAATGTTGATACGTATTTTAAAAAAGAAATGTTTCTGACCAACTCCATCCCCATGGTTAAATCTGCAATTTCAGCAGACTGCCCAGAAAAATTCACAGTGTAATAAAAATTATTGTTTGCAGTCCAATTGAGATAAAGATTGTTGTAGAGATTTTTATAATGTGTGCTTTGTAAAAATTCATCAACAATGTTAAAAACATTCAACATAGGCGCATGGTTTTCTTGCAAGGCAAAATTAATTAAACTAAGGGCCAAATAAATTGCAGACAGCACATTCATTTGCACAAGATTTTGCTGGCTGAAAGATTTGCTTTTTTTTGGGATTTTACTAAGGTAAATAACGCCACCAAGAATTCTATTGCTGTGAATATATTCGTATTGAAACTGTTGCTGATATTCTGGATCGTATATAGCAGGGCTGGCCGGTAACGGCTCGTTTAAAAAAATTACAGGTAAAATATTTTGCTTGGTCACTTGTTCAAGGGTGTGCCTCCAAGTGTTGGGAGTTTGCCCTGGCAGGCCATATATCAACTGTGCTTTGACAATCAAATGAGGATGATTTTCTCGCAATTCATTGGCCATGGCCACATGTACATCCCATCCGACATCAGGACGATCGATGTTTTTTAATACTTCTTCATTGATATCTTGAACTGAAAAATTCAAAGTTTTATTGACCAACTGTCCCTTTGCCATGATATTAAAAATTTTTAAGTTGTTTTCTTTCTTTAATTTGCTAAAGTTTCCTCCTACATGAAATCCAACATTTTCTTGCAAATTCTTTTGTGCAAAATATTCTATCATTTCAACATCTTCATCATACTGCCCAACATTGGCGTCTGACAGATATATGTTTGTGACTCCCAACTGTTGAAACAAATCAATTTCTTGTTGATAGGTATTTTTACGTCTAGAAACTTTGTTGCCAAGTCCGCTGTTCCAATCACAGAATGTGCAAGAATAAGGGCAGCCTCTAGTGAGTGTGTAAGGCAACCATACAGGTGCATCTTTTTTCTTGGCATCAGCAACCATGTGCCCAAACAGCTCTGCATTGTGTACAAACGGACTGGTTTCTATCATTTTTACAAACTTGTAATCAGCAACAACAGTTTTTCCAGTGTTGTGATTTTTCCAGCCACAATTGGATGTGTTGAATGCAATCAAAGGTTTTTTAGTAACCAAGTGATCGACAATGTCTGCAAATGCCTGTTCTCCAGCACTGTACACTGCATAGTCAATGTAAGGATGTTGGTCAAAAAAATTATGATTATTATTAATATCAACGCTGGGTCCGCCTGCAACAACTTTGATGGTGTGTTTTAGTTTGTTTCTAACACGAGATAATTGAGATGTTAAAAATGCATGGTTCCAAAGATAATGGCTGGTACATAAAATATCTGTGCCAGTTTGCTCGATGTGCTTGATTAATTCTTCATCACTAACTTCTTGTTGTACAGGGATCAACCATTCCAATTGATCAGCAATGTCTTGATAAAATAAATCAATATATGTCTTTAATTGCAGTGCAGCTGGATACAGCCAAGCTGTGTGACCACCAGCATGATAAAATAGTATTTTTAATTTGTTTTTTGGTGCAGCAACAAAGATGTCTTGTTCAACAACATCACGTTGTTGAAAGTGTGTCAGCATATTCACTGTGTTTCTTTTTGTAATCTTCTACGGCTGCTCGGATAGCATCTTCAGCAAGAATAGAACAATGAATCTTGACTGGTGGCAGTGCGAGTTCTTGAGCAATCTCTGAATTTTTAAGAGCTGCGGCCTCGTCAAGCGTTCGTCCTTTAACCCACTCGGTAACAAGAGAGGATGAGGCAATCGCACTTCCGCATCCATATGTTTTGAACCTGGCATCTGTTATAATTCCATCTTCGACTTTGATTTGCAGTTTCATCACATCGCCACAAGCCGGTGCTCCTACCATGCCTGTACCAACAGTGTCATCAATTTCAAACTTGCCCACATTGCGTGGATTTTCATAATGATCAATTACTTTTTCTGAATAAGCCATGTGATATTCCTTCGCTGATTATAGCGTATTTACTAATGCGTGTCAACTGAAATGGATTACTTGTTCATTCCGCGTTGCATAGCGGATTTGGCCGAGGCGGCCACGATGTCTTGCGCTTTGTTTACGGGCATTTTGGGTGCTACGTCAGGAGCTGCACCTTTGTATTTGATCACTGAGGGATTTTGTGGATCCATGGGCTCTAGCACACTGTCCAAAGGAGGCTGACTCACAATGCTCACAATGTTTTTTTCACTAACTGGAAAACCTAGACTACGAGCCGCCGATATAAATGCATCAGTGCTAATTTGTTTTTGTGCGTTTTCATCATCAGCACGACCTGAAAGAAAAGCCACTAGACCTTGCAGTTTGGCTGGATCTAGTGGTTTTCTGTTTTCGACTTCGTCGATTCTCATTATCTACGTGCTCGACCCAATGCTGCTTTGGGAGCCGGTGCGCCTGCTTCAAGATCAGCACCCAAGTCAGCACCAACATCGGCTCCAATGTCTGCACCCATTTCGGCGCCTAGTTCTTCGCCGGGCACTGATGGAGGCATTGCACCTGGCATGCCACTGGCGGCCATGCTGGTGTCAAGTGGGGCAGGTTGACCTGTCACAACACCCAATGCTGTTTCTAGTTGTTGCTTGGCACCTTGTAAGTTTTGCACAAGTCCTTGCAATGCCGCAGTGACATCAGCATTGAACTGTGTGGCTTGTTCCATGCCAATTTGATTGCGGATTGAATCTACCAAGGCAGGCAGTTCTTTGAATTGCATTTCTGTGGTGTCTTCCAACATGCTTTGCATTTTGTCAACCATGTCTTGTGCAGCCAACACCACTTGTGCTTGTTGTACTTCAGATTCTTTCAAGAATTGGTATGCTCTACGCAGACGACTTTCGGCAGCCATCATTGCCTGGCCAGCCACCATTTTTTGTTCGTCTGGAGTGAGAGTTTGTCCTGCTGCGCTTTTCTTCAACGCTTGCGCCATCTTGGGATCTTTGATGTCTACCGTTTTTTGGCTGCCTGATGGTGGAGGTGTAGTGGCAGTACTGGTGCTGGGGTTGGTGTTGGTACTGGATGAAGTAGGCGGAATTGGAACTTGTTCTTCTTGAATGCGACTAGACAATGCTTGTTCCATCATCACCAGTTTCAAATAAGCAGGATTGCGCTCGCTGGTATGACGAGTAGTACTGCGTTGGTGTTCAGCAATCACACCACGCACACGCTTGAGCATGGCTTGTGCTTCGCGCAATGTGAGCTTGTTCACAGGCATTTTGGTACCAAAGTAACTTTCGAATACTTGGGCTACTTGGCGGCTCTTTTTTGGTGTGGCCAGTTCAGTTAATTTCATTTGGCAAATCCTCTTAGTTGTAGATATTTAGCCGAATTTAAACATTTTTCAAGTTCTTGATTCAGCAGGGTAAGGTTCTCAATTTTGGGTGCAAGTTTG